GAATGAATTTTATTTTCAAGGACGCATATCTACCTTTTCATATTCATATAATGCAGATGGTTCTATTTCATTGACATTTGAAGCAATAGGGACTAGTAATACATATGCAGATATAGGTGTTTATATTAAAAACGAAAAACAACCAACTGAAACTGAAGAAAAACCTGCAAATCAAGTTGGCAATTTATATACATTGTTAAGTGATGAAATAAATACAGTTATTGCTGCAAAACAAAAAGACAATATAACTGAATTTGAATTTTTATCTAACGGCACAACTGATCAGGGAATATTAGTTGGAATTCCATATACTATCGGTAATAGTACAACACCAGGTACAGAACGTATGATGTCATTAGGTTATTTGATTCAATTTATTAATAGCAAATTAATGGAACAAGTCGGTGCTAGTATTACATGTAATGATACAATTTGTAAAAGCAATTTATATGAAAAATTAGTATCCGCAGATCCGCAAAATGTATTGTTATGGCGCGGCAAAGCTGATATTCAATCTGATACATATTCCTGGGATCACAGTACCGAATTGGCTAAATCTAGAGGCTATACGCAAACAAGACAATGGTTACCAAATATAACATCTGCAAATGCAGCATCTCCCGGATTTTCGGACGGTACTGATGCATATCCATCTCGTATTTATATTAATATAGAACTAATTAGAAAAATTATTACTGATATTAAAGATGATCCAACTATTAAAAATTTATTAATACATTTAAGTGACGCAATACGTATTAATACAGGTAATGCAATTAACATGGTATTAGTACAAGATCCACTTATATCAGATGCTTTGATTTATTGTGATGCAAATTATGTAAAAACGAATGTCAATATTTTTGAATTTACATTGCCGGCATTTGCAACGAAAACGGGTAGATCGGTCGTTCGAGATTTTTCATTGACATCTAATGTTCCAAACAGCGTAAAAAACATGATATTTGGAATTGACTCATGGGATACTGGAAATCAAAAACAAACAGCATTTAATCCATATATTTATGCAGATGGCGAAACTAGAACTAAATTAGCTAATGATTGGAAACGAAAATATACTGAAACTAGTATAAATTTATCAGATATAAAATATGAAAAAGTTCAAAAGCCAGTAGATCCTGAAACCATAAAAAAATTGCAAGATATTTTAGCTAAATATGTTACATGGTTTACTCCGAATATAGAGGATTCGATGCAACTAAATAAATCTATATTTCCAATGGAATTAGAATTTACAATTGATGGAATTAATGGATTAAAATATGGAGATGTTTTGAGTTTTGATGGTTTACCAAAACGTTATACAGAATCTTTTGTGTTTACTATTTTAGGCATCACTCACGCTGTATCAAACGAAGGTGAATGGACTACACAAGTTAAATGTAATCCTAGAATAAGAATTAAAGGAAAATAATGAGACGTAGATTACATTATACTCCGAACCAAATAACAAATAATTTGTATACAACTGGTTCACAATGGATGCTTGAAAATGAAACGGAATATGTAGGCCCATATCACACCTATACCACCGGTGAAGTTTTTACGCAAACGGAATGGAATGCTCAAACATCCAAACAATTGTTTCCAATTGTACTAGAAAATCCTGCAACTAAACAATATAAAACTTTGAAAACAATTCAAACAGCATTTCAAAGTCCTATTAAAGTATTTCCAACAATTACAGTAAGTGATAGAACAGCAGGATTCATTACACGTTATTTTTTAAAAAAATACAATCAACCAGAACTTATTGAAATTGATTCAGCTCAATATACGGAATGGCAGTCTAATAAAATAGATCGCAATCTATATATTGGCACATCATTGAAATGGCAAATAACAGGTCCACTTACTACTGAAACAAAAAATGGTGCAACTGTTTTAAGTGTTGCTGCACAAAACATACAAACAATTCAAACTGCACAATCAACAATGCCGGAGATATCTGCATTGCTACAAAATCCTACACAATATTATACTGACATTGATTTCGTTGCACCGAAAGACATCAACGGATTGGATTCTTGATAAATTTTTCTTATTATATCCATAATGATAGTGGATTGTATAGAAGATGTATTGAGTACAATTAAGTACATACAAGGTCGCAAAACTTTGTTAGTGCCCATATTTTGTAGTCCATCGCTTCATGCAAGTATCAATCCGTTGTGCGCCATATCCATTTATACGGAAGATGATATAGAAAGATTGATTCCTATTCGTCATACTGAACAACTAAGGGGCTTCCCTGAACATGTAAGTGCTTTTTTAGAATTGGAGAATATCTTTGTTCATGACAAGAAGCAGTGGCTTCAAATAGGAGGTAATGGGTCTGTATTGGATGTGAAGGCATTGTGGTGGTATACATATAATGAAGCATATGATGAAGGACATTATCCAACAGCTGCTCATCAATTTTATTGGAGACGGCATCATGGTTTAGCTCAAGTTAATGCAATTGTTCCAATGCAACAACATTTAGCAATGTGTCAAAAGATTCGTCATTATGCTTGGCCAATGTGTATGAATGCAGAACAGACACAATCATATTTGCAATTCAATGCACAATACCCACAAGTATTTGCAATGATTGAAAAGCAAGGTTTGCAAGTAACAGATGAATTTAGAATGCCAGAATTGATTAAAGATGGTCGTGTTTATTCGCAGTATAATTATTATACAATGACCGGTCGACCTAGTAATGCATATCGAGGATTCAACTTTGCGGCAATGAACAAAGAAGATGGTACGAGAGCAGCATTTTGTAGTAGGTTTGCAAATGGCGCATTAGTTGAAATGGATTTCGATTCATATCACGTTAGATTGATTGCACGTTTAATTGGTTATGATTTACCTACATCATCTATACATGATTATTTAGGTAGATTTTATTTTGGCACTGATGAATTAACAGACGAACAACGAGATGAAAGCAAACAAATAACATTTCGATTGTTATATGGAGGCATTGATTCCGAATTTTTATCAATTCCATTCTTTCAAAAGGTAAATACATTTGTATATGATCTTTGGGCAAAATGGAAAGCAAAAGGACGTATTGAAACACCGATATTGAAACGACCTATTACCAAGGATATGGTAAAAAATATGACAGCAAATAAATTGTTTAATTACTATTTGCAAGCAACAGAAACAGAAGTATCCGTACAAAAATTACAACAAGTACAAGACATATTAAAAGAACGCGAAACGGTTATGATACTTTATACATATGATTCAGTATTATTTGATGTACCCATAACTGAAGCAAAAGAATTGCTACCTAATATCAAAGAAGTATTAGAGCAAGGCAACTTTCCGGTAAAATGTAAAGTTGGCAATATTTATGATAAAATAAAAACTATATCTTTATGAACATTGATTTAATTTTAACAGAGTGGTGTTTCCGATTGCCCAAGGGTTATCCTACATGTAGTAAAGATTACGAAGTATTATACAACGTAATTTTAGAAACTGCAAAAGTTACTCCAGAGTATGCCCGACAAATTGTAGAACGCGCGCAAGGTTTACGAAATCAAGTTATCACAGAATCAATTGAACTTAACTCTATACAGAATGCACCATTAATTGATGCAGTTACTGAAGCAAATAAAATTGAAGATTTTAAACAATTTTTAAGTTTATTGCCGGTTGAAGCAGATGCAATTACATTGAAATATTTAAATAAACTTTCATATGAAAGAGCATCGGAGTTTGCTGAATTATTATATTCAGGAAATGATATCAACGAACAAACCATTAATGCAGTAAATTATAGATCTGGCGTTGGATTTGAAATGTTCAATTTAGAACCAAAAGGAATGGGTAAAGGTGAAATATTTTTAGCTGCAGCATTCCGCGGCGCACAAGCTCAAGGTGGTGGCCAATCATTTGACTTATTATCAAATAACCAAAAATTTGAAGTAAAAGATTATCGAATTGGAAAATCAAAATCAATACGATTAGGAACAAAAGGTAGTGTTACTAGATTTAAATTTTGGGATGAAATTGTAACCACATTGAAACGTTTAGATCAATTGCGAGGTACTATGGAAAATCCAAAATTTAATTTCCATAAATATTTTCATCAGGAATTATTAGATGCAGTTGCATATTTAGATAATCGCCGAGAATTTATCTTAGCAGGTAATTTGAATATGAAAGATAAAATGTATTTAGATCAATTTTATCGAGAAGCAAATTCAATAAATTCAGAAATACAAGGATACACTAACGTTATTTTACGTGGTCCGAATGCAACTCCGGTTGAATTATCAATTCAGCCAATGACTAAATTAAGTGATGGTTCAATTGTTATCAAACCAATTGATGATGGAAGTCAAGATATAACATATATTAACGCTGAATTGCGACGTTTAAAATATGTACGTAATCCTAGCGAATTAGATGTAGATTTGCAACAAGCAGTTGATCAAATTGTAGGAGAAGATTTACAATTCATTGTTTTTAGAAGAGATAGAGTAAATGTAACAAGCGATTTCCGTTACGTAGTAATTGATGCAGGTAAAATACGAATTATAGAAAAAGATATTATTCCTGAGGATGTTGAAAATGATAGCGATTTAGAATTATATGAGGATTAATATTGAAAACACAATTACTTTGCACTTTTGCACATAGATCAGATTTAAACATAGTAACAGAATACATACAGCAAAGTTACATCATTCCAGAACAACGAATTTTCATATTCGCAAATGCAGAATCTGCAGACAATTTATATTGCACATATAATGCAGATGCAGGAACGCAACGCGGACAGAATACAATTAGCATTCACCGTAAAAAAGAAACTAATACATTGTATACAGTTAATGCACTTAATCAAATTATAAAAGCAGTTAACAATGGCGTATTAGATAAGACATTCCAATTAGATTGGAGTATTTATCAAAATTCATTTATACTTACTGATGAAGCCGGATATCGTGTTATTGAATTGACGTTCTTCAAGAAAATTTCTTGGAAATGATATTTATTATAGTATAAAGGTTGAAATGATAAAATTAAAAAACTTAATATCAGAACAAGGAGGGTTTTTATCTGCATTAATGGGTGATTTCAATAAAAACGTTACAGCTAAAAACAAATTCTTTATTGATCCAAAAGACGCAAAGATCGGTGATGCAGTAGAGTGGTATGGTGAAGACAAAGATCCTAGAGCAACTGGTACAATTGTAAAGATTGACTCTAAAGGTATAGCAATTACCAATCTTAAAGGAGTAGGTACTACGAAGTGGGAATATGGTATGAAAGGCCGCACACTTAACGCTAATACAAAATATTATTTCTTTGGACCTAACAAAATGTTAAATCATTGGAAACTTAAAGACTCACAAGATACAGATCAAAACAACAACGGATATCCAGATTCAACGGAAATAACATTATGATAAAATTAAAAAACATACTTAAAGAAAATGAAGAATCGGATAAACGATTTGCAGAATATGTATATAAAAGTTATTTAGAAGATGCCAATCAGTCATATTCAGCAGCAGGTGTTGCATATATGATAATGATGGATACAGATTCTAAAATTCCACCCGCATATATTAAAAATGTTATGAAAAAATATTATAACATGGATTTAAAATAAAAACAAAAAAACTTAACTAATTACTTTGATTTACCCCATTAATTATCTATATTATAATTAATAATTTATATTTTTATTTACTTAATTAACAAAGGAGCACTTATGGCACTTAACCTCGACGCTATCAAAGCGAAGTTGAATCAGTTAAACAAATCTGATGACAAAAAACAAAATTTGTGGAAACCTGAAGCAGGCAAAACGCGAGTAAGAATTGTACCTTACGTTCATCGCAAAGACAATCCATTTTTAGAACTTTATTTCCATTACGACATCGGTAAGAGATCTATGTTATCTCCTATCACATTTGGTAATGCAGATCCAATTGTAGAGTTTGCTGACAAACTTAAGAAAACTGGTGACAAAGACGAATGGCTAATGGGTCGCAAAATTGAACCGAAAATGAGAACTTATGTTCCTGTAATCGTTCGTGGTAAAGAATCTGAAGGAGTTAAATTCTGGGGATTCGGTAAACAAATCTACACTGAGCTTTTATCAATTATCTCAGATGCAGATTATGGTGATATTACCGACTTAATGAATGGTCGTGATATTGACGTAGAATTTACACCAGCTGAAGGCGGAGCTTTCCCTAAAACAGCAATTCGTGTTAAACCAAACACACAACCTGCAACTGAAGATAAAGCAATTGCAGAGAAAATTATGAATCAACCAGTAATCACTGATTTATTCCCTGAACCAACTTATGAAGAACTTGAAAATGCTCTTAAAGAATGGATGAATCCAGAGAATGCAGATTCAGATGTTGAAGAAGAAGAAACTTCAGCACCAGCAGCACCTGAAAAAACCGCAAAACCAATTGCAGGTAAAGTTGAGGATGTTGCATCAGCATTTAATGATTTATTTAATTAATAAGGAGTCTACATGGCAAAGAGTAAAAGTAAACTGGAACTAGAAGACAGTCTAGCAAATACATTAGCAGATAGTATTAACAAGCAATTTAAAGGACAAAATCTTAAGACTGCGTTCTTTTTAGATGGCGATGAAGATTCTCCAAGCAATGTATCAGAGTGGATTTCGTCAGGTTGCTCGATGCTTGATTTAGCAATTTCAAACCGTCCCTATGGTGGGTTTCCTGTGGGACGGATCACTGAAGTTACCGGATTAGAAGCATCTGGTAAATCATTATTAGCAGCACACACCTTAGCAGAAACGCAAAAGAAGGGTGGGTTGGCTGTTTATATTGATACAGAATCTGCTACGAGTTCTGAATTCCTAACGGCGATTGGCGTTGATTTGAAAACAATGCTTTATGTTCCATTAGAAA